ACCACTCCTGATGATCTCTTTAAATGTTATGTGTATGGAAACGCCACTACGTCAAGATGTAGATTTAACAACGTGGCATACGACTTTACTCATCCAAATCTTTGGGGTGGGGTCGATCATCATATAGCTTTTACCTGGAACCATACTACAAATCTTGTCGAGATGTTTGTTGATAATGTTTCTGTAGGTTCACATACAATTACCGCTGTAGCCCCAACTATTGGCGCAGGTACTGTTTATATAGGTAATAGTTCAGATCAATCATCACCCATGACAGGCACTGTTTTAGACACAATCTATTTCACAGATGATACAACATATCAGGGGTGGGGTGAATAATGAAAAGACTTTTATTCATTTTATTGCTGATACCATGGACGGCTCAGGGTGCAGTTGTGGATCATAACTTTGATGATCTTACTTGGGGAGGGCTTAGCCATGGTTCATTCTGGACAATACAGTCAAGTGGAGGAGTTAGTGATTCTCCTGCTGCTAGACTTGAGTATTCTGTGTGTGGCACATCTGGTAAAAATTTATCTGCATACCTTCCATCAGGCACAGATGAAGGCTGGATTGAGTTTGATGTAAAAGTCGAGGGCACTATAAACGGTGGAATGAAGTTTGTTAAGTGGTTTGGTGTTTATGATCAGGGGGAAACCTGGGAAAACTGGAACAACACCACTTTCGGGATAAATTATAACACGAACCAGTTTTTTGATATCGGCTATTACGGGGATTCGTTAAGAACTATACGATATAACGGTACATATGTCGGCGGGTCTCCAACAATAGTAACCTATACAAACACATGGACGTTTACCCCAGGCAACTGGTATCACTACAAAGCCTATTTAAAAAGAGCCACTGTGGGAACTGCTACTGGTGAAATTCAAGCATGGGTTGACGGGGTAACAAAAATACACGCAACTGGTCTTGAAAATAATCCTACAGGAACAAAAACGAGCGCTGAATTATCTCATGTAGAATTAGGTGGATATAACGATTGCGGAGAAAACTCGTTTGAAAATGGAGTGTCGCCAACTTGGTATTTATGGGTTGACAATCTAGTAGTCGATACAGTGGAACCAAGTACTGTTCCGACAAACGGCGAGTGTAATACAGACGTTACCTCGCAAAGTTATATTGATGTATGTCCTTCTGTAAATCTGTGCTCAGCTGGAACCCCGTCAAACGTAACTCAAGATGCGGATTCCTGCGATTGGACTTGCGTTGGATATGATGGCGGGACGACTGCGACGTGTACTGCTGCGTGGTCAGAGGAGATAATTCCAACTGTATTTACTACAGGATATTTTGGCACTGAAGGTATGTATATGGGCACATCAACCGGGTACTTGGCTTTTGAAATAGAGCAATAGGAAACTACTATCAATCAAAACTAAAAAGAGGTTTAACTATGAAAATTAGATTTAACCAAATTACACTTTTTATATTGGCGCTGTCCATTCTCTTTTTTCTTGGTGGGTGTGCTGGCGATATCGCAAGTAACTTGGTTAAACTCCCAACCGGAGATATCGTATCTGCTGCAACTGATAGATTCGGGTCTTGGGAGCGCGTAGAGATTGCAAGGTCATCAGAGCGCAAGTCAGAAAACGAGCTCATGCTTGAAAAGGTTAAAAAGTCTGGCCCTGCTCCACAGATCGTTATCAATGATAAAGAATCAATGGTGGCGTATAAAGATGCAAAAGCATATGAAGCACTCGCCGCTGCAAACAAATCACTCGCAGATATAGCCACTGCTCTTGCTGTTGGAAATTCGGCAGCATCAAATATACCTGTAACTCCATTTCCGCAAGGAGCTTTTGCGGAAGGATTTAGAGCCTTTGGTGCTGGCGCAAAAGATGTTCTTTCAACTCCTGCAAGTGGAATACTGGCCGGTGGATACGCTATCGGTAAAGTTATGCAAAGTTACGATGCAGGTCATAAAATAGATTCAGGTGGAGGTGATATTGTCCTTAAAACTAGCAATGCGAAGATGGGAAATAACAACACTGATTCTGTAATGTCTGACATTGGCGGTGAAGGTAACAATAATGCAGATATAGCGGCACAAGATCCTGGAGATGAGTAATGTTAATCACGTACGAAGACGTAATACTTGATATTCATCCGGCAATCGCCGAAAAATGGCCTTTTTCATTTCCTCCAATTGAAACAGGAGTAAGAAGTAAAGTAGAAGAATATAATCTTGTAAAAGCAGATAATGGGCGTTGTTTTTCATGGTTAGAACATAATGGGGATTTCTATGGAGAAGATATAAATATAGTTTTTTCTGATGGAGCTTCTTTCAATATTAAAGATGGTTCTATTTCTACTGACCAAGGAGGTGGAAAGAATATGAATTTGATGTGGTACTTTTCTGGAAACGATTATAAACCAGGAGCAAAAGAGTTTAGCCCATCTATGCACGAACCTGGAAAAGGAAGGGCTTCAGTATTTAGTACAAGCGGAACGTGTCCAAGTTCTTTTAAAGTATATTATAAATAATAAATACCAGGAAATTTAAAATATGAGTGAATCTAACCCAAATTGTCCAGTTGGTAAAGATGGCCATTGTTCGGCAGCTGATGAGGCAGCAAAGAAAGCCGTTTGTGAAGTGTTTGCGATATTAGGAGTTAATATACATGAACCAAAGGAGGTGCAGCAATTTCAGGACGATTTAAGATTCAATCGTAGGATTAAGAATATAACGGATAAAGGTATACTCGTTATTGTAGCGACTTCAATTACTTTAATAGTGTCATTTTTAGCAAAGCTAATATGGACTTCTATAACAATAGGTAAGGGATAATGAAAATCACAGCAGCATCTATTATATTTTCTATATTTTTAAATATAACTAGAGCAATTGTAGTATGTTCAGTTCTATTTGTTTGGGGAATGCTTTCTATTAAGGAAGATACTATGATTATTATTCCATGGGAGGTGGTAGCTACAGTAGCAATGTTATATGGAGAAAAAGGTGTTGATCTACTAAAATATGTATTAGCTATTTTAGTAGAAGTTAAAAATGGAAATTTAGCTAAGTCAGTTGCACAAAAAGAATTGTAAAAGGAAGTAAAACAAATAAATGGAGGTAGTAAAATGGCAAGTAATGCAGTAAGTGGAGTAGGAACAGTATTTAACAGAAGTGATATGGAAAGCAATCCAGTATTTACAGCTATTGCTGAAATTAATTCATTGGACGGGCCTAATAAAAGCAGAGACACTATTGATGTAACTAGTTTGGATTCAACTGGAGGATATAGAGAATTTATTGCAAGTTTTAGAGATGGCGGTGAAGTAACACTGGAAATGAACTTCACTAGAGATGGGTATCTTGATATGAATGCTGATTTTGAAATAGAAACATTAGTAGATTATCAAATAGTTCTTCCTGATGCTGGAAATACTACATTAGATTTTTCAGGACTGGTAACAAATGTAGGACTAGCAGTTCCATTGGATGATAAGATTTCAGCCCCTATTACTATTAAGGTATCAGGGCAGGTGAATCTTAGTTCATAAAACGATTCTTTTACTTTAAATTTTAACGATTTTAAATAACCAGAGGTAAACTATGGAAACCAAGATTTTAACGAAAAGAGACGTATTAAAGCAGAAAACCCTTAAAACTGAAACTGTAGATATTCCTGAATGGGGAGGATCTTTAATTGTTCAGGAAATGACAGCAGCACAAAGAGATTCTTTTGAGGATTGGGTATTGTCTAAAGGGGATGATAAATCCTCAAAAGGAACTAGAGTTGCTATTATAATCAATACTGTAGTAGACGAAAATGGGAAGCCTTTCTTTACTGATTTAGATGCTCTTGAACTAGGAAAGAAGCCAGGAATAATCATAGATAGGATTGCTTCCGTAGGTCTTAGGCTTTCTGGAATGAGTGAGGGGTCAATTAAAGAAGAAGTAAAAAACTAAAAGCCCGTTCCGAAAGACTATTCCAATTTAGACTCTGTAGAGAATTAGGGATAGTCCATCCAGATTATTTACTAAGTCAATTGACCTCCTCCCAACTGACTGAATGGATGGCTTATTTCGAATTGGAACCTTTCGGAACGGGAATTGAAGATCAAAGAATGGCTTTGATTTGTGCTACTGTTTTAAATGGAGTTTTGATGGCCAATTCAGATCCTAAAAAGAAAGTGAAGTGGTTTAAACCTGAAGATTTTGTTCCAGATTATTTTAATGAAAAGCAAGAAGAAGAAAAGAAGCCACAGACAATAGAAGAACAATTGCAAGTATTAAAAGCTATAGCGGGTGTTAGAGAATGATAAATTTAGGTTCCTTATATACAAAGATTGAAGCTGATGTAAGTGGTTTGTCCAAAGCAGAAACTTCAATCAAAAGTTTTTCAAATAATTCTTCTAAGTCTTTTGATAAAGTAGGGATGTCTGTAAAAAATATGGTAAGGAATATTACTGCTGCTGTTACTGCTACATATGGAATTCGTTCTGTATTTGACGTTTTTAAATATGGATTAAGGACTATTGAAGATTTTAACATAACTGTAGCTTCTACAGCAGCTTTTATTTCTACTTTTGCAAACAGAACAAAAGATACAGATATAGCCTCTGTTTATAAAAAAGCTAATGATTATGCTATAAAGTTAAATAAATCTTTAGAAATAATGGATGCAAAGACAATAGCATCTGGACGTGATTTACAAGTTATTTCTGAATCTATGATACAGAATGGAGTTTTACTTGATCTAAATAACAAAAAACAAGTACAAGGATTCCAAAATATAGCAACTGCTCTTGCTTTAGTAACTCAAGGACAAAACAAAGATATCCAAATGAGGCAAGAAATAAATGCTTTGTTGATGGGACAAATTAGAATGACAGATAGATTGCCTAAACTGTTATCTAATTTAGATCCTGCTTTAAAAGATCATTTAAAATTATGGAAAGCTGAAGGGACATTAATTGAAAATGTAGGAAATTTGTTGGAGGGATTTTCTTCTCAAACAGGCGGGATAAATGATCTATGGATAACTGTAGGCTCTACAATGGAGACTATTTACAAAAGAGTTCTTCGTGGGGCTATAAAGCCTATATTTTCTGATTTGATAGGATTGGCTAAAAAGTTAAATAGTACTTTAATGGACTCAGAAGGAAATTTAACTCCATTTGCTAAATCAATTCAAAATGATATTAAAAACACATATAGTATTATTAAAGATTTTACTAGTAAATATGGGCAGGCCATATTTGAATTAACTGAATTATTGGTAAAAGTAAAAGTAGCTCAGTTACTATTTAATGCTGCTGTAAAAGCAAATCCATATTTACTAGTTACTTCTGCTTTAGTTACTTTAAATCAGGAATTAAAGCACTATAATGTTGGACTTGGGGAACAAGATGCTAGTTTAGGTAAATTAAAAAGTTCTGCTAGTGATCTTCTTACTACTTTAAAATCTATAAGAAGTGGATCAAAATTAATGTATGATCCACAATCAGATAGAGTATTTATTGAACAGTTATCTGAACAAGAAACAATAATAAAAAGAATAGATAAATTAAAAAGTAATATAGGAAATAAAAAGTGGTATCAGTTTTCTATATTCAAAGACCCCATTGCTGAGAAAAAGTATATTAAAGATGTACAAAGTGAAATAGATACACTTCAAGGAAAATTAGCTCATTTAAAAGATGTTGCAGCTTTAAAAAGAGCAGCTAATTTAAGTATAAAAATAGATGTTCCAGATATTTCTAAAAAGACACAAAAATTACAAGCTGATTATGAAGCCTTAAAAGATAATATAATCCGTTTAAATGATGAAATAAAACAGAATCAACTTTCTGGGGATGATTTAATACGGAGTTTAAAACAGTCAGGAATGACTGGAGTAAATGCCTGGAAAGATATGAAACGCCAGGCAGCTGAATATGCTGATTCAGCTAAAAAAGCATTAGAAACGTTTAATACAGTAGAAGATGCAAAATTAAAATCACAGGCTTGGGACGATTTTATTGCTTTTACTGATAAGGCTAAAAATAAATATGCTGATCTAGGTAGAACAGTTGAAGGAGTTAATAAAAAAGTAGCCATAAATACTGCTATAAGTGGTGTTGAAGAAATGGTTAAATTGAAAGATCAGGCATTAAAAGCACAAAGAGATGTACAAGTAAAAGCATTTGATGCTGTAGCAGATGAAGCTGGTTTTGAAAAGTCAAATGCCTTTTTTAATGAATTAAAAGTAAAAACAAATGAATTTACAATGATATCTTTTCCTGCCATGGGAACTGCATTAAAAACTGTATGGAAAGATGGAGGAGATTCTGCAAATTTAGTTTTTACAAATATTAGAAGTCAGGTAGATAAAACTGCAACTAAAATATCAGAAGATTTATGGGTTGCTCCAAAAAATAATATGACTTTTGTTTTAGGAAATGTAGAAAAAGATATAAAAGAAAAATTACAAAAACCAATCAAAGAACTTTCTGAAACAACTATTAAGAAAGATTTATATAAAAACTTTGAAGGTGTTTGGACTAATGTAGAAACAAAAGCTGGAAATAGCTTAACTAAAATAAAATCAAAAATGACTGAAGTAGTAACAGAAGCTGAAAGAATAGCAAAAGTATTTGAAGGATTGGATGTAGATGTAACTGTTTCACAAGGCAGAAAGTTTGGTGGAATGATTTCTAAACTAAAAGAAGGTGGAAAAGTACTAAAAGCACAAACTGGTAGATACTTTCCTGGATTTGGAGGTGGTGATAAAATTCCTATTCTTGGAGAAGCAGGGGAATACATGATTAATAAATTTGCTGTAAAGGGAGCTGGAGTAGATACAGCAAGAGCTTTTAATCAACAGAATTGGCCAAAAGTAATATCTAATCTATTTAAAAAGATGAGTATAGGTGGTCCAACTTCTCCTTCTTTTTCTGGACCTTCTTTAGCATTGGCAAATGGTGGAAGTACTACTATAAATAATAATTACTCAAACAATGAAACAGTTAGAAATTATTATGTGCAAGGAAGTCAAGAACCTATTTCTGTAAGAGCGGATGAAAAGAACTCTACAAAACTTTTAAATGCTTTAAAGAAAACCTATATAAATAAACGACTAAGATAGAATCGTTTTTAAGCTGTTTTTATAGAAACTAATAAGAATATACTAGTTTTTATTTTTCGTTAAAATTTAAAGTAAAAGAATCGTTTTCTAAAGGGAATTTAAACTATGGCTATAACTCTAGGAGCTGTTTCTTTAAATGATCATATCTCCTGGAGGGGATATCACAATTCTCCAGGTGTTCCAGGATCAGAAGTTAGTACATTGGGAGTAAATACTGTAGTAAATAGATTAATGGGAAATACTACAGATATAATTCTTGAAGCAATAGAGGAAGACAATATACGTAAGGGATATTTTTTAAAAGAACAACTAGATGCTTTACGAGTATATAGGGATTCTGGAACAGTTATCACATTAGACTATCATGGTGAAGAAGTGGATGTAATAATAAGATCAAACGGAATACTTGTAGAAAAAGCACTATGGCAGTCTACTTTTGATACTACAGAAAAGTGGATAGGCTCAATTACTTGTAAGAGGAATGGATAATGGATAGTACTGATTTAAGATTATATAAAAGTAAAACTAATGGAAGAATGTCAGATACTGAAATTCTTACAGGTAGAGTACAAAATTTATTAACTCATGTATCTGCTTCCCAAAGGACTTCTGGATATTTTGACTATTATAAAATGTGGTGGCAGGTAGCTGATGATGCTGATGGAGTTGGGGTAGATCCTCAGATGTATTTTGATTATCCAACTCTTTCTGATGATGATTATGTTATGTTTTTTGAAATGGATGATAGAGTAGCTATTGAAAATATAACTGGGTATGCTACTGGAACAGACACAGAAGACAAATATGGAGTTGCTATATTAGCTAGTGCCATTACTGCTGGAGATCAAACTTGTACTGTTACTGTTAAAAATGCTAATTTAGCTTCTGGAAATGATCTTATTTTTAGAGATGGAGATACAATAAAAGTAACTAGTAAATTATTAGATACCTCTTTAACTGGAAATGAAGAAACCCAAACTATTAGTGGAACCCCTTCAGTTGATTCGGATGGGGTTACTATTACAATTACTATAGCTGATTCTGCTGGATTTGCTAATGACTATGCTGCAAATACTATTAGTAGGGTTAGATCAATAATAGAACCTACCACAGATTATGAAACTTCTGTGGGTTCTTTAACTATTACAGCTACAGATAGTTCAGCCACTTATGACGATACTTCTTATCCTATAACTTTAGACAATATTGGAACAGTAGATGAGGATTGGACTATTACTTTTACTAGTGCTACTGAATTTAGATTGGATGGAGATAGTCTAGGAACTGGTGTAGCTACAGGAGACACTTCTACATTATTTACTCCTACTAATTCAGGAAGAAGCAAGCCTTATTTTACTTTAAGTTCTTTGGGATTTAGTGGAACGTGGACAGCAGGGGACACTATAGAATTTACCACCTCTCCTGCTGCAAAAGGATTAGGAATTAAAAGAGTAGTTCCTGCTGGATCAGGTCCTTTGTCTAATAATAAAGTAGGTGCTTGTTTAGTAGTTGAGGCTGGATAATATGCCATATTTTGATATTCAAATAAAATATGTAAATGAAAGACAATCTTCCTATGAAAGCCCTGATTTTGTAGTATTGGAAGAAATAGAATCTGAAATAGCAGCAGCTTCCAATACTACATTTTTAGATTGGTTTTTGGAAAATTATGGAAGTTCAGAAGGAGTACAATGGGAAGATATGTACCAGGCTTCCATTGAATATAATTCATATAAATGTGTGGATGGCTATTTTGAAGCAAGAATAAAAGCACATAAATCCAGAAATGATTTAAACTATAAAATGATAGCATCTAGGGGGAATTGGGATGAATCCCCTAGAGTGACTACAGAAAAAGTAACTGATGTTATAAGTATAAAAGATGCTGAATCCTATAGTTTTAATAATATATATGTAACTGGAATTGTATGTGCTGTATGGGAAGGTGATGTTTTATCTTCTGATGGGTCCCTATTAAATACAAATCCAGAGATAAAAGTAGTGTATGAAGATCCAGATGACGTCAACAACAATAGAATAAAATTAAAGTTTGATCAAAAATGTACTGGAGCAATTAGTTTAGTATATAATATTCAATATGATTTATGGGTATTGCAAATTCCACAAAGAGAAGAAAATGCTGAGGCTTCTTCAGGATCATATGTAATAAATATTACTAAATCAAATGATGGATTAGATGATGGAGTAGTTATTTCTAGTCTTGGAGCTGATGGAAATTCTTGTAGTAGTTATTACGATACAGAAGATATTAAATCAGCTTATAGTTCCACAGTAACAGCAGTGTGGGCTGGAGGACAAGATTCTCTACCTGTTACTGTTCCTGATGAATTACAAGATAGTTGCGATCCTGATTCTGAATTAGAAGTACCTGAAGATGAAATAAAAACCTATATTGTATACATAGGTGATGTATTTGATTATTGTTCTGGTGATATAATAAGCAATCCTACTATATATATTGATAATACTTTAGTTACAGAAGAATCTATAGAATTACAATCAGGGACTCATACAGTACTTGTAACAGCATCTGGATATACTGATACAGATGAAGATGATTTAACAGAAAATGATTCTTTTACTCTTCCATAGTTATGAAATTTACAAAGAATTTAGAAATATATATGAAGTCTGATGCTTCTTTTCCTGATTGTCCTACTGAGGATCGTTGTCAGTTAGAATTAATTAAAGAAAGTACAGAAGACAATGAATCTCTAATACTTGAAGATGTGGTAGGAGAAACAGATACTAAAACTCTTTCTATAGGAATGAAATTAGCTGGAGGAGGATGTGATTATAAATTAAATATTGGAATGTCTGGAAGTGTTACTGAATATGTAGATGTCCGACATGTTTATAATTCCATAACTATTCGTGGAATATATGACATAGGGCGTGGTGATTGGGTAGATGTTTCTAGTTTTCCTGATTTGTCTGGTTCTCCTTCTAAACCTTCTATCACTAAGGCATTAATTGCATCTAATGACAGTGAATATTCAACGTTTGAAAGCTGGTTTAATTATAACTGGACTGCGTCAGCACCTTCATATACTTTCAGTTATGGTTGGTATTTTTCTTCTCCTGGAAGTTGGGATGGTGGGCTAGGTTCAATAGATCCAGAATATCCTTTGGTAAATACATCTAGTTCAGCTTATCCTGATTATAGACATTTTGATGCCAAATATCTCTCGGCAGTAGATGATTATGGATACTATATACTGACTGTTTATAATGTAGAAGTAAATAATGGGCCAGAATTCTCTACATATGATGAAGGAACGAGATATAGATATGAAGAGTTTTATAGAAGTCAGATGGAAAAAGGACTTATAAACGACTCAGTTATAGGACAGTGGATAGATTTTCGTTTTGGGTATTTAGGAAAATATATAGCGAATGTGTCTTTGCCTGGAACTGGAGATGGAGTTGGAAGTGGTTCTGCTTCTACTTCTCATGCAATAGATATTTATGTAGATGAAGTTTTATGTGGAAATTATACTAGAAGTGCGGGTCTTACATTTAGCTATGATGGGACATATTCAGTAAGTGGGGATCAAGTAAGGGTGACCCCCGATGATGATGTTATAGATGCATGGGTACCTAGTGCTGAAGAGGGTGAAGTATATACATGTATTTTAGCAGGATATACTGATAATCCTTCCCACGTTACATCTGATGACAGTGATGCGGACTTTAGTGTAAATGATGGATACCAATTTCCTGGAATAGATAATAATACTTGGACATCAGCAACAACTTCTATTTTCTTTTCCAATTATAATGTTAGACCAGCAATACAGAATTACATCCCAATTATCACACAGATAAGTGATTTAACTGTTTATAGTGGCACCTCTTTATCTATAGTTGAGGCATTACAAAATGGGGTAGCTGCTAAAGGAGCTGCAATGGCTTCTGCTATGGATGAATTTAATATTAAAGTAGATACAGTCCATAGTGGAGCTACTGCTGCTATTGCTGTTCATGCTACTATATATGATATGTATAAAAAAGCAGTATAGTGGGAGCTGTTATGGAAATTGTAAGAAATACAATAGATTTAGTATATGGGGATTTTCCTACAGTTAAAAAGTTAATTAACTTAGTATATGGAGAACTTCCTGTAGTAAGAAATTCAATTGAATTAGAATATAATCTATTAGAAGAAATAAAGAAAATAGTAAATTTAAACTATCATATTATTCAAGAAGAATTGAGAAGTTTGATAGATTTAAACTATGATATAAAAGATGTAGATCAAATAAAAAATCTAATAAATATTATATATTCAATAGTAGATGGGAATATAATCCAAGAAATAACTACTTTGTCTGTAGTTAATGAGAATGGAAAAGCATTAGATCCATATCATATTAATATAGAAAAAGATGAATTAGATCCTTGCATTCGAATAGATTTAATATCTAATGTAGAAAATGATTATGACTTAAATCCACAATTAACAAAAGTTTTAGTAACAGTAAATTCAGATGTATATACTGTATTAGTTGAAGAAAGAGAGACCAGTTCTTCTGTTTCTCAAGATGGTGAAAGTGTAATAGACAACTATACTTTTAGATTGTCTTCTCCTTGCATTTTATTAGGAGATCCATATGCTGGATTAATTACAGAAGAACTTTCTGGAATGGCTAGTGATATAGTTTCTTACGTAGTTAGTAAGGAAAGTTCATTTGATGATTACAATGTAGAATGGAATATTATAGATTGGTACATTCCTCCAGGAACTTATTCTGTTTCTGATGCAACTCCATTAGGAATTATAGAAGAATTAGCTACTGTGGCTGGGGGTATAAGGCAAAGTAAATTAAATGGTGACCTTGAAATAAGAAAAGAATATCCAATAGATGTTTCTGATTATGATACAGAAACTCCGGATGTTTATTTAACAGATCAAGAAAATTACTATAGTGTAGTTTCTTCTAGTGAAAGAAATAAAGATTATAATAATTTTTTAGTTACAGATCAAGAAATAAGTGAAAATGAATTAAGTATAGTATATGAGGATATTTCATCTTTCACTAAAGAAGTAAGAGTATTTCAAGTTCCTTGGGAAAACGATACAATCAGATTAAATACTTCAGCAGAAGATGGATATACCATTAGAGAAGAAGGGATAAAGACACTTCAAATAGAAAGTGAAGAAGTAGAAATAGTAGATGGTTCTGGATCACTTTCTAATCCAATATACAGTTTAACTTCTTCTAAATATTTAGATGCTAATTTAGGTGCTATTTCTTTTGATGAGGATGGAAATGTAACTACAAATACAGAAGGAAATTCTATATTGTATATTACGTATAATACTAAATTCCATAAATACATTGTCACAAATAATATAACAGAAAATGTACAATTTTGGCCGGAGATAATATAATGCCTACTCCTACATTAATAATTCCTTTTGGAGAATCTTCAAATAGTAGTGTATTTGCTTTAGTGGAATTAGACACTTTAGAAAATGTAGATGAATATGGAGAAACTATAACTACATTTTATGATACTGAATTAGTTAATATTTTAGTTCATACTGAGTCAGGAGCTACTGTAAAAGATATTTCAACTAGTTTAGGTACTATTATAAATCCAAATAATCCAAATACTGTAACAAGAACTAATTCAATAGAAAATATAGTATTCAAAGGTGCTGGTGAAAAATATACTATCCCACATTATCCTAATTCAAATATAAATATGACTTGGAAAGGAAGAACTAGGACGGTAAGTATAAGTGGAAGAGAAATTACTTGTTTAGGTGGAGCTGGAATTTGCGATATTTCTTATTCTTATTCTGCTAAACAATATATTTTAGAAATGACTGATTTAGGATTAGAAGAAGATGAAGATTTTCTTGTAGAAGTTTCTTATAAAATAGAGAAATGATATGCAGATAAGAGTAATAAAAGATAGTGGAGATAAGCAAGGGCCTAATATAACAGATCCATTACTTACTTCTGATTCAGTAGGAATAGAAGCTGGAAAGTGGGCTATAAACGATAGCACATCTAAAAAGATAGAAGATGGAAATGGTCCTCTTCATTCTTTTGAAGACACAGGACAACTAGTACAAATAGAAACAAAGAAAGGAATAAAACTAGGAAAACTTACATTTTTTAGTCAAACTATAGATATAGATACTGAGGGAAGAAATTATTTTCCAACAAGTTCATTTAAAGTACAGGGCAAATTAGAATGAACAACAAAGATGAAATAAGGGCTTTAAAAAATCTATTTGAAGACAATTCTGTAAAGACTATATTTGGAGTTATTTCTGAAAGGATATCTAAAAACAAGTTTAAAATACTAGATGATATAAATAGGACGATAATAGTTAAAGCGGATAGAAATTGGGGAATAGGTACTAATGTCATAGTACAGAATGGATTTATTATTATATCAGGTAAACGTTCAGGTACTTTTAAAGTCTATCGAGTATAGGAGGAAATATGACAGGATTAGATAAGTTAGATATTGTTTTGAAAGTAGTAGAAGATATTCCATTACTTATGCCTGAAATACTAGCTAATAATTGGCCTACTTTACCTTTAAATGAATTTCCTGATATGTGTGGAGCTGGAGAAGGGTTACAGGAAAAGATAATTCCTGATACTTTTTATTTTCAAAGTCAAAGACATAATTGTTTTATACATGATGTTACTCATACTATATTTCCACCTACTGCTTTTGGATTCCATTCCAGTAATCTAATTTTACTGGCTAATTGTTTAAATACTATTAGAACTAAATCAACTAGTAAAGTACTAAAAACGTTAAGAGAAAAAAGAGCAATTACTTATTATATGGGAGTAGAAACTAAAACAGGATTTAATTGTTATATGGATAGAGAAGATGGAAATATAGGGCAATTTAACTATGATCCTAAATTAGATATTTCTTTTATTAAAAAACTAGCACAAGTAGGAGTATCTATTTAATGGGGGATATATCAAGAAACATATCAAGAAAAGAACTGGCTTGTAAATGTGGTTGTGGATTCTGTGCATGTGATAAAGAATTAATTGATATTGTACAGGAGTGCATAGACTATTTTGTAATAGTTGAAGAGGAAGCAATTGAAGTAATATTTAATAGCGGTTGCAGATGTGTAGAACACAATGAGGTTGTCCAAAAAGAAAGTAATTCAAATTACATTCCATATAGTTCTAAATCAGAACATACTCATGGAATAGCTGTTGATTTTTGGCTGAGGTCTATTCTAACCAAAAAGCCAATTTTAGCTGCAAGGGTATATGACTACTTGGATAAGAAATATCCACACAAATATGGAATAGGAAAGTATAGAGGAAGAACCCACTTAGATGTAAAGCCAGGCTCTCCCAGAAGGTGGTAAAAGAAAAGGAGGTAGAAAATACCTCCTTTCTATTTGATAGATAGTGCCGTGGTATCAACATACGACCCTGACAATTAAAGATTAGCTCTGACCAGACAATCCTTAGCCTCAAGCAACTTTCTCAGACCTGCCGACTTTTCAGCACTAGGAGGGAGAGTGTCGTTCATTTCTTTAGCGAGATCCCCAATAGGCTTACTGACAGCTTGGAGTTTTTCAGGTAGATGCTCATAGGCGAAATACTTCATGATCGGATTTGCTACTTGATCTTTCATTTTGTCTTCCTTTTCGTTTACGCCCATACCCGCACAAATTCAGGGTTGCGAAGATAGACTTTTTTTGAATGGCAATAGCGCAAGTTGTCAGGGGCTATTGCTATATATTGTTTAAAATCTTTTGTAGCTTGGGGTGTAGATATCCCGTAGAAATCCATTACTGCGCTACGGTTAACCTCACCATATTGGGACAAGAGAAAGTCAATGAATCTCAATCGTTGTTCAATCGCGTATTTCATTCTGGCCTCTTTTCATCAAGACAGTATAGTTGAAGGAACTCATCAACAACGGTTATCTCTCCAGAATAAAAACGATCAGCCATATTCTGAAGATGCTTACCCATCTCACCCAACATATACCGCTGGTCCTGTCTAACCTTGCATCCACCAGCAATCCTGTTAAATAGCCCTGAATAGTCCACCCTCATTTGAGTATGTTTTTTGGCAAGTGGTAAAAGCTGAGGATCGACTGGTGTTTTTATGATGGTTCCCGCACATGCCCCACAAAGAGGATTCAGATATCCAGGGCACTCTTTATCCCCAACAGAGTATTTCTTTTCACCTTCAGAAAACTCATCCCCGCAGAGATCACAAACCCCATAAAGAGCGCGGTGAATATTTTCAAGTTGTAACTCAACAGGTATCCGCTCGTTTATTTCAGCCTTACAACATTTCAAAGGGGATTCAGCTTTGTATTCAGCGCCATTCGGAGCTACAAGCTTCCATTCTCCAATCATGGGTTTCTCACTCATAATGTTGCTCCATTTTCGTCCTACCGGATGCTCGATAGTACTTTCATATCTACTATTAATTATATGAATTGTATTTGCTATTTGCTTTGTCTAAATGTTTATAGTCTTGTCTAAAAGTACAAGAAGGAATAGCACAACTAGCTCCTATATTATCTTGGAACACAGAATCTTCTCTGCCACAAGTAGGACACTTTTGTTTTACAAATTCAACATATCCTGAATACAGAAAATATTTGCATTCTTCTAAATAGTTTTCTAGGCTTGGATTTTTTACACAAATTCCATTTTTATGATGACTGCAAACTAAACATAGATAAGTTTTCATGATTCCTTCCCTATATTTTCTAATTTAAGTACTTTAGGTTCCACAACTGTTTTTAATTGATTTATTCTTTCACTAGCAAATTCTATTACATGTGACTGTAAATCAAATATAGTTCCTTCTAACAGACTACCTCTTACAACCATCAATATTGGTTTTAGTGGATCGCTGTCTTCTATAGTATTTATTATATTTTGGATCTGTTGTTCTTGTGTTAAAATATTAGGTTCTATTGCTTTAGGTATTCTTGTCCATATAAATACTGATATAAATAAAGTAAATAGAAAAATATAAATTATAGTTGCAATTGTTTTTTCTTTCATTTTTTAAATCTCCTTTCATATACTTTTATCATATAAGGAACAATAATAGCAGTTCCTATTCCAATTGTTCCTCCCATTAAAGTTAAAACAAGCAAAGGTTCCATATTATATATTTAATTCATTTGAAAAAGCATCAGATATTTTATTTATTAACTCTACTTCAGAAACGATTAAATCATTCCTATTACAATAATTGTTTATTTTATCTATTATAGAAATAAAATCCTGTGCTTCTTTTTTAGTTTCTAATATTATACTAATTGGTTTAAACTCTTTTTCTTGTATAAATTTCATTTCAACCTCCTCACTCTAGTTTCTCTTTTTTTCATACTAAATTCATATACACAATCAGATACTTCAAGCAAATCTTCCCTACTAGCCCTTTCGTCTGCTATCATAACTATTTGTAGTCCTGGCCAATTCTGTTCTGGTCTAGGTTTACAAATCTCAGAAAGTATTGCAAGTGCCCTCTTGTTCGCTTCTTCCCCTTTTAGATGTTTGAAA